AGGAGGCAAGATGATTGAACATGAACCATCAGTAACATTTAGTAATCCGCCAAACCCGAATGTAAGAATAAAATTTGGGCAGGACTCTAATATGAATATACAGTTTTACACAAATAGCATACCAAGCAAATTACAGCGCTGGATGCTGCGTAAAGTTTTTGGTATTTGGATGGAGTTAATATGACTGATCCGCACGCTCCGATTGATTACATAATTAAACATTCTAAGGAATACGCTAAGGCTAAAGCTGACGTTACCTATTTGTCAGAATTTCGTAAGACTAAGAAAGCGTTATGTTTTCAAAATAGCATGAAAAGTACGATGGCAGAGAAGGAAGCTGATGCTTACGCTCATCCAGAATATCAAGAGGTATTAGATGGGCTTAGAGACGCTGTAGAAAGGGCTGAGACGCTACGCTGGATGCTAATAGCGGCTCAGGCTAGGATTGATGTATTTCGTACTCAGGAGGCTTCTAATCGGTTCCTTGAGCGTTCTACTACTTAGATTTCATCTTCAAAGTAGTCGAACTCGTCTGCGTACCACTCGTCATCATCTTCACAGTACCAGTACCAGATTTCTTCTTCTTCATCGAAAGACCAAGCAATGCCTTCTTCATCGTACTCAAAACCATCGTCCTCGAACTCAACTTCATCGGACTCAACATAAATAACCATATCGCCAACAGTAATTGTGATCATAACTTTCTCCAAGTAAACACAGCCGCACGCTGTAAAAGAATGCTACCAGATAATTATGACTGCTCAATAAATAGGCATTAACAAAAAGACAATGATATATAGGAACAAAACATTACTTGAGATTGCTAGAGATATACCTTGCCAACATTGTGAGATAGCAGACGGAACTGTTGTAGCTGCTCACTCAAACCAGTTGCGAGATGGAAAAGGACGTGGTATAAAATCACATGATTACCGCATAGCTGCTTTATGTTACGCCTGTCACATGGAACTGGATCAAGGCAAGAATCTAAGTAAACAAGAGCGTGTCGAAATGTGGGAAGAAGCGCATAGAAAGACAATTGGGTTACTCTTTGATAACGGTAAATTACAGGTGATTAAATGATGAAGAAAACTAAAGCAGCTAAGAAGGTGAGCAAGGTAATGAAGGAGTTTGGTAAGGGTGAGCTTCATTCAGGCAAAGGTGGCCCTGTAGTTAAGTCTCAGAAGCAAGCTGTAGCGATCGCTCTCAGTGAGGCAGGAGTAGCTAAAAAGAAAGCCAAGAAATGAAAACAGGACTCTATTCTGCAATTCACGCTAAACGTAAGCGCATAGCAGAAGGATCAGGCGAGAAAATGAATAAGCCTGGTACTAAGAATGCGCCAACTAAAGCAGACTTCAAGTTAGCTGCTAAGACTGCGAAGAAAAAGAAATGAGTGCGGCTTGGACAAAGAAAGCAGGTAAGAATCCTAAAGGCGGTCTTAACGAAAAAGGTCGTAAATCTTACGAGGCTGCGAATCCTGGCTCTGATCTAAAAGCTCCAGTTAAATCAGGTGACAATCCACGTAGAGCAAGTTTTTTGGCTCGTATGGGTAATATGCCTGGTGCTGAGAGAAAACCAAACGGTGAGCCTACTAGACTGCTGTTAAGTCTAAATGCTTGGGGTGCAAGTTCAAAAGCTGATGCAAAAAAGAAAGCAGCAGCAATATCTGAAAGGAATAAAAAGAAATGAAAGGCATGAAATCTTGTCCTAAATGTAAGGGTGGTGAGTGCAAAGGCGGTAAAGGTTGCATGATGGAAGAAAAAGAGAAAAGCAAAAAGAACGGCAAGATCGAGATTGAGATTAGCCTTCCGATGCGTGGTTCACGTACCATGAAAAGTAAAGCAAAAAAGAAGTAATGCGCTACACATACGGACTAGAGAATATTAAAGTTCGTGATTGGGGAGAAGGAGCTGATGTAAAGGTAGGCTCCTTTTGTTCGATTGCTGATAACGTAACGATCTTTATAGGTGGTAATCACAGGACGGATTGGGTAACGACTTATCCGTTTGGACACATCAATAAAGACGTATTTAATCATCACGGCAAAGGTCATCCAGCCACTAAAGGTGACGTAGTCATAGGTAATGACGTATGGATAGGCTCAGGGTCAACAATATTATCTGGAGTCACGATTGGAGATGGAGCCGTAATAGCTGCCAACTCTGTGGTCGTAAAGGATATTCCGGCTTATGCGATTGCAGCAGGAAATCCGGCAATAGCTCTAAAGTTCAGGTTCACTCGGAGTCAGATAGAGAGACTGCTAGAAAACCCGTGGTGGGAACTGCCAGATAGCCGTATAAACGATTTAATTCCGCTACTTTGCTCTAACGATATAGAGGCTTTAATTGCTGCCAAAAACGCTTAATTTAGGATCAGGTAAGGATTGGCGAGATGAATGGTTTAACGCTGATATACAGGCTAGAACTAAACCTGATTGGCATGTAGATATTACTCACGTAGAGTTCGGTGAGGTAATTAATACTAGGTTTGGTAAGGTAGAGATAAAGAAGGGAATGTTTAACCAGATAGTCGCTAATGACGTACTGGAGCATATACCTGATCTGGTAACGGCAATGACGAACTGTAAAGCATTGCTTGACACTGGTGGCGAGTTCCACATTCAAGTGCCGTATGACTTGAGTCTAGGTGCATGGCAGGATCCAACTCATGTTAGAGCATTTAACGAAAACAGCTTTTTATACTATACTGATTGGCACTGGTATCTAGGTTGGGAAGATAGATTTACAGTAAAGACAATGGAGTTTGGTATATCTGAGTACGGTCAAACGATAGAAGATCAGGAGACGTTGCTTAGAACGCCAAGAGCAATAGATTTTATTCGAGTAATCTTAACAAAGAGCTAAAAAGCCTGAGAATTAGGATGTTGTATTTGTTTACAGCAAAAAAGCGATGGGAATCCTTTCCCTAGTTCTCAGACTTATTAATAATTATGCAAGCTATCGTCATTTGTTCCACAGGAAACATCGGTCTAAACATACTGCTTTTAAGCATAAAGGCGTATTGTCCGAACATACCTGTATATCTATCCAGTAAAAATACTGAGGATGCTGAACTTGTACACACATGGATATACAACGTAGCTACAAACTTTGGTGATGCGTATAACGAGGCTATGTCTAAGGCGTTCTACGATGGATACAAAGAAATTATTATCGCTAACGATGACGTTGTTATAACTCCGACAACTTATAAGAATATGCTATCAGATATAGCATTACTAAAGAAGCATACCGATAAACTAGGTTTCGTAGGAGCAAGAAGTGATTATGTGCTTTGGGATCAAAATATTCGTTGTAGTATTACTAATGATTCTATCGTTGGGTTAAAATACGAATCAGAAGATCACATCAAAGAAGTAGGGGTCATTGCGCCTATTTTTGCTTACATCAATAAACAGGCGTTTGACGTAGCAAGATTCCCTAGTACTAATTGGTATTCAGACAACATTATGTGCGATGATCTATCTAAAGCAGGGTTCAGTCATTTTGTAAGTACTGCTTATGTCCATCACGCAGGATCACAAACTGTAGGAATGGACTACGCAAAATGTCACGAAGAACCTAGAGAATGGATACGGACTAACCGTCCTGACAAGTACGAGGAAATATATGGCAAGCCTTGACGAATTATTACAACAACTAGGATTCGGTGGAGTCACAAGGAATCGTGCAGGTCAGATCGTTACGAACACTAATGATGTAGTGCCTGGTGCTATGGCGGGGCTAGCAGATACGTTATACGGTGCAGGTCGTGGAACTTTGGCAGGAACGGCATCTATTGCTGGCTTTCCTGGCGATATTAATCAGATGTACGTCAATAATCTAGGTGCTTTATACCCTAATGCTCCGGCAGCTCCAACTTCAGAGCAAGTAAGCAAGGCTGTAAGAGGTGTAATCCCTAAATTAAATTTATCTAAAAGCAATACTGGCGATGTAACCAGCTCATTAGGCGAATACGTAGTGTCTCCAATGGTTTCACCTGGCTCTGTAGTAAAAGCAGGTAGAGCATTGGCACCAAATGCAGCAGAGATGGCTTACAAGTACATTGGCCCTGGCAGCAAGCTAGATCCGGCTATGTATGTTTACCGTCCTACGAGTCCGTCTAATCCTGATCCTTTGGTTGGAACTCAGTTTAAGCGTGAGTATATGGGTGGATTAATTGATAAGACAATTAATGACTTATCAAATAAACAAGGAGCTAGTCTTTTATATATGCCTTGGGATAACTCAAGCAGAAACATGAAGATAACTCAAGTATCTGGTGAGGATATACCACCTGTATTAACTCATGGTGGACAGGATTATATTTTAGATATTGAGCATAGGAAAAAAGGTATTGGTGGTGCATCTGGTTTGGCAATATCTAAAAAAATTCAAACAAGAGATGCAATAGCAAGACAAGAAAACTTAGCTGCTGGTGGTACTGGTGAGGTTATTTCAACTCCTTTAACTATGGCAAGATTTTCAGAAAATTATTCAGTACAACCTACTCAAGTAATGTTAGGATTAATTGGAAGGAATCCTGAAAGTCCAAGAATTATTCCATTTCTTAATGAAAAAATAAGAACTCAACCAAAAATTGTAGGTAGCGGAGAAAAGAAAAGAGTAACTTATCCATATGCAAAATTTGCAGGTGTTGAAACTGAACTAGGTCAATTACAGTTACTTGATAGAAGTTCGTTTGCTGGAGATTTAAGAAAAGTATTTCTTAATAAGGCTTATGGAAAATCTAAAGCAAAAGGTGAAATAAACTTCCAAAAAGAATTCGGATTTAATGCAGAGGACATAGAAGGAGCAATTGGTGACGCAGCATTAGCTGGTTTGCCAAGAGGATATGGTGGTAATGCTTTTATTTCTTCTGGTAAAAAAGGGATAATTTTAAAACCATCTGATAATGCTACCTATAATACAGATCTTACTAATATGGATTATTTAGGTGGAATGGGATTTAGCGCACCAGTAGAAACATTTATGGGGCCACAATACCTAAGATTAGCAAAAGAGCAAGAAGGCAAGTCTGGAGATTTAAGGTCAGCAACCATTGGCGCAATTGAAAAGAGAAATGCAGGAGTATCCACAATGATTGATGACGCAATGCTTAGAAGGCTAGAGGACTACAAAAAGGGTTTACTCTATTGATTCTTTTTCATTAATTGCATCATCTATGTGAATTTGTAATTGCATCTTAAAGTTTTCTAAGAAATCAATAAATTCATCCTGGCTGCATTTTGTAAGTTCTTCGTCTAATGTAATAGAGTCACCATTAGCGGTATTAGTTTCAAATGTAATTTTCATAAAGCCTCCAGTTAGAACAGATAGTTTACAGGAATAAACAGATAACACAATTTATATTTACTATCAGAATCAAAAGTAAGATAGCATGACACCAGAAAGGTAATGCAAAAATGGAAACAGATTACACCAGTAAAATAGAGGAAGATGCACGAATAGCTAATCTTACTAATATGGGTAAGGGCAGACCTAAGGGTGCGGTCAATAAGTCAACATCTATCGTTAAGGAAGCTATTGCAAAGCTACTAGAACGTAACGTAGAGAACATGGATGGTTGGCTAGAGCAGGTAGCTAAGGACGATCCTTACAAGGCTTTAGACCTAATGAATAAGCTGTGTGAGTACCACGTACCTAAGCTGGCTAGGTCAGAGATAACAGGTGCAGACGGTGGCGCAGTAGAGATTGAATCAAATATAACGATAAACCTAGTAAGACCAAATGCAGGTTGATTTTCCAGAGAAGCTAGGATTCTTATTTGAGCCTAGTAGATACAAAGTTGCTTATGGCGGTAGGGGATCGGCAAAGTCTTGGTCTTTTGCTAGGGCTTTATTAGTTAAGGGTAAAGCTAAGAAGCATAGGATTTTATGCGCTCGTGAGGTGCAGAAGTCTATTAAGGATTCAGTTCACAAGCTGCTATCAGACCAGATACAGGCTATGGGTATGGGTGACTTCTACGAGGTTATTGAGAACGCCATTAGAGGAAAGAACGGAACTGAGTTTGCTTTTGCTGGATTGGCTTCTCATACGGTAGAGTCGATTAAGTCTTTTGAGGGTGTTGATATTGTATGGGTAGAGGAAGCTCAGGTTGTTTCAAAGCGTTCTTGGGATGTTCTAATTCCTACGATCAGGAAAGATAATTCTGAGATTTGGGTTAGCTACAATCCATCTTTGGATACTGATGAAACTCATCAAAGATTTGCAATAAATCCGCCACCAGATGCTTTAATTGCAAAAGTTAATTGGAATGACAATCCCTGGTTTCCTGAAGTTCTTGAAAAGGAAAGATTGCATTGTGCATTAACTAATCCTAAAGATTACGCAAATATATGGGATGGTGAGTGTAAACCTGCTGTTTCAGGTGCTATTTACTATGACGAAATATCCTCATCATTAGAAGAAGGTCGTATTTGTAATGTTCCTTACGATCCAATGCTAAAGGTTCATATTGTGTTTGACTTGGGTTGGAATGACGCAATGGCTATAAGTTTGGTACAGAAACACGCTTCTGAGATTAGGTTAATTGAATATTACGAGGATAGTCATAAGACTTTAGACCACTATTCCTCATGGCTAAAAGAAAAGAATATGAACTGGGGCAAGATGTATTTGCCTCACGATGGAAGAACTAGGGATTACAAAACAGGTAAATCAACCGAAGAAATAATGCAAGCGTTTGGTTGGGATGTTGCAATTACGCCAAGTATGAGTGTTGAGGATGGAATAAGACTTACACGCATGACGTTCAATCGTATATATTTTGATAAGAATAATTGCGAAAAATTGATACAATGCGCTAAACGGTACAGGCGGTCGATTAATCAGCAAACACAAGAGCCTGGTGCGCCATTGCATGACGAATGGAGTCATGGAGCAGACAATTTGCGCTATACGTGCATAAATGCAGAGGCAATGAGTAACGATGATTGGGGAAATTCGTTGTCAATAAGCACCAAATGGGTTGTATAATAAGCAAAATATCCGCATAGGGTTTAGCTATGGATTCAGGACAAGTAAAAGGTATTTTAGAGAACGAGATTGAGAACGCAATCGGATTCATCGACTCTGAAACTACTGACGAACGCACTAGAGCATTACAGTATTACTTACGTGAACCTTACGGTAACGAGGTTGAAGGTCGCTCACAGATCGTAACAGGCGAGGTAGCTGAAGCTATTGATGGCGCATTGCCACAGCTTCTACGTGTCTTTACGACAACAGAGGACATAGTTTACTTTGAACCTAAGTCACCTAATGACGAGGAAACAGCAAAGCAAGCTACTGAATACTGTAACTGGGTGTTCTATCGTGAGAATGATGGTCTGCTGATTCTGCATAACTGGTTTAAGGATGCGCTCCTGCAAAAGACAGGCGTTGTTAAGTCTTACTGGGATTCGCAAGAAGATGTAGTCAAAGAAAAGTACAAGAACCTAACAGAAGAAGAACTTGCCTTATTGCTATCTGACGAGACGATGGAAGTCGTGCGTCAAAAGGTAGAGATGGTAGAGGCTGGTGTAGATCAGATGGGTATGCCGATTATGGCTCCGTCTTATTCTGTAACGGTAAAGAAGGTTAAGAAGTCAGGTCAGGTAAAGATTGAGAACGTGCCACCAGAGGAGTTCTTGATCTCTAAGGCTGCTAAGACTATTGATGATTCTCCGTTCGTAGCTCACAGGCGTTTAATGCCTCGTAGTGACTTAATCGCTATGGGTTACGACAAAGATGTAGTTGACAGTCTGCCAACGTATGACGATCTAACCTACAGTCCTGAGCGTATCGCACGATTCAATCAAGACGAGCAACCAGATTCAGCTCCTAGCTTAGACTTCTCAATGCAGACTGTTGAGGTATACGAGTGCTATATACGTATTGACGAGGACGAGGATGGTATCGCTGAGTTACGTAGGATTGTTTACTGCGGCTCTGAGATTCTGGAAGATGAAGAAACAGACGTAGTTCCATTCCATTCAATTTGTCCGATCCCAATCCCGCACAAGTTTTTTGGTCAGTCATTAGCTGATCGCACGATGGACATTCAGTTAATCAAGTCCACGTTAATGCGTCAGACTTTGGATAACTTGTATCTAACGAACAATGCTCGTGTTGGTGTGGTTGACGGTCAGGTTAATCTTGACGATATGCTTAATGCTACTCCTGGTGGCATTATCCGAGTAAAGAATCCTAATGCTCTGATACCTTTACAAGTGCCTTCAGTTACAGGTCAAGCATTCCCAATGTTTGAGTATCTGGACGGTGTAGCAGCCAAGCGTACAGGTGTTACAGACGCTTCAGCAGGTTTAGATCCAGACGTATTGTCTAACGTCACAGCAACGGCTGTAGCGGCTATGATGAAGTCTAATAGCGGTAAGTTGGAGTTGATCGCTCGTGTGTTCGCTGACACTGGCGTTAAGTCGTTGTTCAGAGGTATCTTGCATTTATTGGGCAAGTATCAGGACAAGGCAAAGCTAGTCCGTATGCGTGGCAAGTACGTGCAGTATGATCCTAGAACTTGGGCGAATGAATACGACATTAGCATTAACGTAGGTTTAGGTTCTGGTGACAGAGATCAGAAGCTGGCAATGTTGCAGATGATTCTGGCGAAACAAGAACAGATATTGCAGCAGTTTGGCCCATCTAATCCGCTAGTATCGGTAGGTCAGTATCGCACCACGTTAGCAAAGTTTATCGAGTCAGCAGGGTTTAAAGATGCAAACGCATTTCTTAACGAGATTACTCCTGAACAAGATGCTGCTCTTGCACAGCCTCAGCCTCCATCTCCC